CGCTTCACCGAGCGACGCCAATGCACAACGCGCGTGCTGACCAGCGGTCAGTAGCGCTGCACCGATGTAGCCGATAGGTGCAAACCCCAGTAGGTACAAGGGATACAGCCTGGTTGCCCCACTGCCTGCCCCATACGCGAACGGGAAAGCATGCACACCACGCGCTCGTCGGTCTGGTGCACGAGCTGCGTGCATACTCGTGATCGGCAATCCGCAATCCCAACAGGCGTACGGGATTCGCGGTCAGGTGGGGGGCGGGGGAGGGGTCGAAGCGCTCGCAGTCTCATCTCTATTTCCCCCTTGCGTCTGGGATTTTCTCCAGCAAAGGGGGCTGATATCACCTTCGACCGTCTGGAGCTGGAATGCCGTCCCCTGATATCACCCGCGCGCAGGTTCTTCTGAGGCTGGATCCGGCGCTTCTGGAGGCTGTTGATGTGGCGCGTGTGGATAAGCCGCGTACGGCGTTCCTGACGGATCTGATCGCGGGGGCGTTGGCTCCTGAGCCTGATATCTCTCCGGGTCAGGCTCCGGCTGCTGATATCACCCCTCTCGGGTCGCAGGTCGGGGTTGACCCTCAGCAGGCTCCGGGTGAGCCGGACGAGGTGTTCCAGCGTCGTCGGGATGGTGCGCCGGCGAAGGAGGGCGTGAGGCGGATGCGGCCTGCTCCTAGTCCTTCGGCGTTCATGACGCGTGAGGAAGCTTTCGCCGTGATGTCTGCGACCCGTGAGCGCAAGCTGAGGGAGAAGGCTAAGGCGAAGTGAGGATCAACGCCGCTGAGTTGGAGCGGCTGCCGAAGGATGTTCAGCGCAAGATCACTGAGAAGCTGGCGGAGCTCGACAGGGTGCATGAGCTCAATCCGCTGCAGCGGTTCCATCCGATGCCTCCCAAGGAGGACGAGGAGCGCTCCGCGCAGACTGCCTATCTCGAGGCGCAGCCTCCTACTTGCAGGACGAAGATGCTTGCTGCTGGTAACCAGTACGGCAAGACGACGGTGGGGGTTGTGGATGATCTGATCCAGGCGGTTGATCGTGAGTGTCTGCCGGAGCATCTTCGTCGGTTCAAGTGGTGTGAGCCTCCGTTTTTCGGAAGGGTGATCGCTCCGTCTTACAAGCTGTTGGACACGGTGCAGTTGGTGGAGTTCAAGCAGTGGTGCCCTGCCGCTCAGCTCTACCAGGGCAAGTGGGACAAAGCCTTCCAGAAGCAGAACTACATCTTGCAGTTCGCGAATGGGTCGATGATCGACTTCTTCACGTATGAGACGGATCTGGACAAGTTCGGTGGGGTGAAGCGTCACCGGATTCGGTTTGATGAGGAGCCGGGTGGTGAGGCTGGCCGGCAGATCTACTTGGAGAGTCGTATCCGTCTGACGCGGTTCGCGCCGATGTCGCAGATCGCGTTCACGATGACCCCGTTGATGGGGATCGGCTGGGCGATGGATGAGGTCTGGGAGGAGCGGGGCAAGAACGGCGTGGTCGGCATTCAGGCGAGTGTCTTCGACAACGTTCACCTGGACCAGTCTGAGGTTGCCGCCCAGTTCGCGGGGCTGTCGAAGGAGGAGTATGCGGCCCGGGTGAAGGGTGAGTTTGTGGCCTTCCAGGGCAAGGTGTTCGATGAGTTCTCAGACGCCGAGCATGTGGTCAAGACTCCGGATCGTGAGCATGTCAGAGGTCAGGAGGTGGTGGTCGGGATTGACCCGGGCATCAGGTTCACGGGCGTGAGCTTCATCGCCTTCGATTCCGACAACAGTGCGCTGGTCTTCGATGAGCTTCTTCTGACGGACCATCCTGTCCCGCAGGTCTGTGAGCGCATCAAGGCCAAGTGCGCCGAGTGGGGTGTGTCTCCGATCTTCGTCATCGACCCGAGCGCGCGTAACCGTTCGGCGGTGAATGCGGAGCAGGTTGAGGCTGTGTACGCGCGTGAGGGCATCCATTGCGCTCCCGGTCAGAACGCCGTCGAAGCAGGCGTCTTCGAGGTCAAGCGCCGGCTGCAGAACGGCATGTTCTTCGTTGCCGAGAACTGTGAGCGGCTTCGCTGGGAGATCAACCGTTACCGCATCCAGAAGACCCCGGACGGTTCGTTCGCGGTGGTCAAGGAGTCTGACCATGTGATCGATTCGACCCGCTATGGGTTGATGTTCCGTCCGTACAACCTTGCCCAGCCTGTCCATGAGCGTCGTCGTCCTGGCTGGATACCGAATGTTGAGCAGGCGTGGCATGGACGTGCGCCTAGCGAGCCGGCGTCTCCGCTCGGTTCGTTCAGCTAGTACCCCATCGCCCTCCGGGGCCCTAAGAAGGAGCTTGCTGTGCCCCAGTTCTTCACTGTTGGTACCACTGCCCTGCCGTTTGGTCCTCTGCCTGCTGTTGTAACGAACACGGCAAGCTCGGGCACCCTGTACTTCGGCGGGCCTGCTGTCAGTTCGTCCTCGAACAACTACTCGCTGGCGGCGGGGGCGACTCGCACCATCCCGCGTGGCTCGGACTATGTGGTCGCGTCGCTCAACAGCATCTCGGCGCTCGTTCAGGACCCTCCGGGCGTGCCGGTCAGCGAGGCCGGGAACGTCACTGCCCCCGCTCAGTGGTCCAACCACAACCCGATCCTGCTGACAGGTGGCACGACAAGTACGCCTGTGGCCGGCACGGTGTACTACCAGCCGATCCAGATCCCCGTGTCGTGCCAGCTCACCGGCATCCAGTACCTGATCGGGACTGTGGGTGGTACCGACTCGGTGATCGCCGGGCTGTACGACGACAAGGGCAACGTCCTCGGCTCCTCGCTGCTGGCAGGGACTGTGGTGGGTACGACTGCGACGGTGCAGAAGCTCGCTCTGCTGACGCCCTACCAGGTGACGGGGCCGGGCCTGTATCACGTCTCGTTGTCGTTCAACGGCAACACGGCCCGTTACATGGCTACGTCGGGTGCGACGTTCGTGAACTCCGCAAGCGCTACGGGGTCGTTCGGGACGCTTGCCGCGATCACGCCTCCGACGACTGCGGGTGCGGCGGGGACGTGCGCGATCGTGAGCACGTACTGATGAGCTACCGCATCGTGGATGAGGCGGAGTTCTTCCCGTCCTACTGCATCGTCACCCAAAGGGGTGATGGGCCGTTCGTGGACACGGGTGCGAACGTCACGGACATCGACCCGCACGTCTACCTGAAGGTCGACGTGGCGAAGGACATCGCCCGCTGTGTCGGGATGGTCGACCAGTCCGAACTGGACACTGCTCTCGCGCGTGTAGCGGAGCTCGAGGAGCAGGTCACCGAGATGAAGGAGAAGGTGACGGAGTGGGAGCGCGGGTTCGAAGCGATCGACTTCTTCGAGTCGAAGGGGATGCGCGCTCGCAAGAAGACCGGCCGTCCCCCGAAGCGTGAAGGGGTGGCTGCCTGATGGCGAATCGTGTCTCAGAAGCCAACCGTCCCGCCCAGACCGACACTGCCGTCACCCCGACTGCCGCTGTCTCGGTGCTGATCACCGACACGGCTGTTGTGGCTGCGAATCCGTCGCGGATCGAGTTGACGATCTGCAACGACCACGCCACCCAGGTCGTGTACCTCGCCCTGGGTGCGACTGCTGTCGCCAACCAGGGCATCCGCCTGAACGGCGCCGGCGGGTCCTACACCACCACGGCCTACACCGGGGCCGTCAGAGGCATCAGTGTTGGCGGTACGTCGGTGCTGACCATCACCGAGGTCTAAGGGTGCCGGTCAACAACCCCGGTGGTGTGCCTCCTGGCGTGCGCGGCATTGCGCTGCTGGAGTCTCCGATCGTTGCGAACCGCGGCGTGAATGTCGGCCAGCTCACAACAGCCACGTTGGCTGGTGCGGCACAGACCGATGGGCAGGCCCGGATCTCACACGCTGTTGCTGTTGACGCAACAGACCTGCGTTTCGTCTTCCAGAACTACCAGGCCGGGACGACTAATGTGGGGGAGGCGTCGGGTGCGAACAACATCAGTGTCCGTGGCGGCCTGGAGCTTGCTGATGGCACGGTGTTGCCGATCTACTTCCGTGGTTCGCGGGATGCTGTCCTGGAGCCGGATTCGTTCGTTGTCAGCGACCCGATCCCCGTCGATGTGACGGCTGGCGATGTGATCTGGTCACGGACCAGGTGGACGGTCACTGCTGGCCAGACGGTCCCGGTGACGCGACGTGCGAATGCTGCGTGGGTACAGGCGGAGGGTTCAGAGCTCGGAACCGGGACCGCCGACAAGACGCTGACGGGCACGATCTCCGCGACCACGAGCACCGCCAGCTCCTACTCCCCGACAGCGGTGCTGGGGCGCGTCAAGGTGCTGGCAACGAACGTGATCGTGATCGGTGACTCCATCCCTTCGGGGACGGGTGATGCCATCTCCCGCGACGCTGACGGCGGGTATGTGCAGCAGGCGTTTGACGCTTTGAAGATCCCGTACCTACGAGTCACTCGTTCGGGGGAGTCGGCTCAAGCATTCGCTGCACTGTCGACCTCACGGCGACGTCGCATCCTCGTGGGTGGTGCAACCCACGCGCTGTGCACCTATGGCACCAACGACATCTTCTCCAACACCCGCACACTCGCGCAGGTCCAAGCCGACCTGCTGGCGATCTGGACGATGTGCTTCAGGCGCGGGATCAAGGTGATCCAGACCACGATCACCCCGCGGACGAACACCACGGACGGGTGGGTGACGACGGTCAACCAGACGACGACGAGCGCCGGCCAGGAGACGGTGCGTCGCAACCTCAACGCCTGGATCAGGGCGGGGTCACCGATTGATCCGGTCACGAAGGTCGCTGTTGCCGTTGGAACTGGCGGTGCGTTGCTGGCCGGCGGGTCGGTGCACCCTCTTGCTGTGACGGCCGGTGCTCCGTCTGGGTTTGTGGAGATAGCCGACGTTGTTGAGCCGTCGCGTGACTCTGGTCTGTGGGCGGTTCCTTCGCCTGTCATCTCGGGGACTGGTGACATCACCAACGGCGGGTTTACGATCGCGAACGCAACAGCGTCGTTGCAGGTTCCGGGCCTGGCGCTTGTCGGGACGGGCATCGGTGGTGACACCAGGGTCATCCTCAACGTTGGTTCGACGTTGACGGTCACGAAGGCTCCGACCGCGACGACCAATGGCCTGGCGATCAGTGGTGCATACACAGGTGACGGGGTGCATCCGGCCAACTACCTGCACGGGCTGATGGCGAACGTGCTCACCGCGGCGGTGTTCTCCTAATGCCTGTCACCAGTCCCGGCGGTGTCGGTGGACTACTACTCCCGTCGCTCGAGGTCCACGGCACGTCGTGGGCCGATGTCACGCAGGGCGTCACCGACCCGGCCAACAAGTGGCCGAACGTCTTGGCGCAGATGTGCGGGCTGGATGAGCAGCGGCTGACGAACATCGGCATCAACGGCGGCCAAGCCTTCGGTGCTGACTTCTTCGGCGGTGCGTCGCGGATCGCGCAGGACAACCGGATGCAGCCCGAGGCCGGGATCGTCGCGTCGGGCGGCTACCAGAGCTTCGGTGGCGCCAAGTTCTGCCTCGATGCGTTCAACGACTTCACGTTGATGGGCAACACGGCGTCGAGTCGGACAGCGATCGAGCATGGTCTGACTGCGGCTTGGGCGTGTCTGCGCGCTGCGGCCTACATCCCGTACACGGCGTTCACGTTCACGGGGTCGTGGGCCGCACTGGCCAACACGACCTGCTCGTACGGCATCGGGATGAACTACACGATCACCAACGGCGATCGCTTCGACATTCCGATCCCCGCCGACTACCAGCGCGAGGGCATCACGATCCTGATCCCCTCCATCAACGGCTCGGGTGGAACGTTGACCGTCGTTCTTGACCCGGCCGGTGTGAACACCACGCTGGGGACCTATGACCTGGCTGCCGATGACACTGCGCTCCTGGGGGCGGGTGGTTACTCGGTGACGGGGGTGGCGTCGACCGACATCTTCACTGCGACCGCGCACGGGTACGTGCTTGACCAGCCGATCGTGTTCAGCGGCATGACGGGAGGGGCGGGTCTTACTGCTGGGACGACGTACTACGCCCGCACGATCACGGCGAACACGTTCCAGGTCGCCGCTGCTCCTGCTGGGGCTGCGGTCGACTTCACCACCGACTTGACGGTGGGCCGTGTGTCAGGTAGCAACCAGCGCGCTTCCGGTGGACTGCGGGCGCTCACACGCTTCGCTGCACGATGAGCGGACTGTCTGGGGCGAACTACGGAATGGTGACGGCTGCAGTCATTGACGGTGACGCCCCGCTGATCGTCCCGCAGCTCCCGCACCGTAAGAACGGGTCGATCGACTTCGACGCCCAGATGACACTGGCGAACACCCGCAACACCAATGTGGCGGCAACCTTCCACAACGTCAGCCTGATCGACACCAATCCCTACCTGTCCCCCGGTTGGAACGGCACGATCCAGGCTGCGACGGATGAGAAGTACTGGTTCTCGGCGGCTGATGTCCATCTCTCGAATCTCGGTGATGCTCAGTTGGCGCTGGCGATGTACACGGCGCTTGCCGCTGTGGTCACACCGACCGTGGCGAGCCGGATGCGATTCCGAAAGGGCAGCCGGTTGCAGCAGCACATCGCTGCTTCGCATCTGTTCGTCGCTGACGGGACGATCCGCAAGGGTGACGCGCTGATCCAGTCAACGACTGACGGCCGGGTGATCACGACGACTTCCGCGAACTCCGGGCTGATCATCGGTGTGGCGATGCACAACGCGATCCTCGGCACCCCGATCGAAGTGGCGTTGGCCGGGTCGATCATGAAGGTCAACAAGACGGCGCCGGCGCTCGCGACGCGAGGGACGCTTGTCGGGACGTCCACGACGGCGGGGCAGGTGGCGGTTGCGACCCCCAGCCACGGCACGATTTTCGGCAAGACGCTGGAAGCGGCTGCGATCAACACGACCGACGTGTTCTGCCTGGTGCAGCTCTCATGACCCCCAAGGATGAAATCGCGGCGCTCGACGCCACGATCCCCGACCTCCTGCACCCCGTCCGTAAGAAGGACGCGGAACGCGCGCTGGTCGACTCGGACAAGAGCCTGAGCGCGAAGGAGCGGACGCGACGCAAGGCTGTCATCGACAACGACCGCCCGCACGTCTGGGCCGACAAGGACGGTGCGCTGGCGTCGCACTACGACGACGACCACACCATCCCCGTCTTCATGGATGGCAAGCCGTGATCTACGCATCCATCCTCACCAACCTGTTGGTCATCGCGTGTTTCATCGGCTACGTCCACACCGAGCGCGAACGCCAGCTCGAGCACTCCAAGGTTGAGGCTGATGGTCGTGCCGAGCTCGTCGGCCTGATCTTCGAGATGATCACCCAGGCCCGCGACGAACGTCAGCTTCTGCTGACCCGGATCCAGGCGCCGGAGGTCGCGGTCGCCCAGACCATCCAGGCCCCCGAAGGCTTGCAGCACGTTCCCGTCGACTCAGATGAGGCGTTCTGGGCCGACCGTGAGGAGCGCGTGAATGGCGACCGTTGAGGCACCTGAAGCCAAGGAGCTGAAAGGCCTTCCCGTCCCGTCCAAGACCGAAGACCGCATCCGCCGTTCCCGTGACCGCGCGAAGCTCCTCAGCCGCAAGCGGCAGGAGTGCTTTGAGTTCTGGCGCGGCAACCAGTACGTGTTCGTCAACGACGAGAACTACCTCGTCAAGCAGTCGACCGTCACCAGTGCGAACGGCCGGGGCAAACCCGCTCACAGGGTCAGGACGGTCCGCAACCTGATCATCGACGTGGTGGCCCACGAAGTGTCAGCGGCCACCCAGCGCGTCCCCTCCTACCAGGTCGGTCCGACGACCTCAGATCCGCAGGATGTGGCTGCCGCGCATCTCGCGGAGAAGATCGCGCTGTACGGCTACGACAAGTGGAACGTCCGCCAGGCCATCGTCAAGCTCGTCACCCAAGCCGTTGTAGGGGATGAGGGGTTCGTGTGGGCGTACTGGGACCCGTCCAAGGGACCACCAGTCGATGCAGAGCAGGGCATCGGTCAGGGCGAGATCTGCTTTCACGTCTTCGGGGCAAACGAAGTGTTCTGGGAGCCGGGCGTGCGCTTCGAGGACAGTCCATTCCATGTCATCGAGCAGGCCCGGCCCATTGATGAGGTTCTGTCGATGCCCGGCTACATCGGCGGACCACTCAAGCCCGACGCAACCTCCGACGACACGCTCGCGTCCAACAAGGATCGGCAGTCCGAGAAGCTGGTGATGGTCACCGAGTACCTGGAACGACCCACCATCAAGGCTCCGAACGGCCGCTGGCTGACGATCGCCGGTGGCAAGACGATCCTGCCGCCGGCCAACTATCCGGGTGAGACTGACGACCCGGTGTTGCACAAGCTTGCGTACTTCGTTGATCCAGACAACGACCGCGACATGGGCCTGGTTCGTCATCTGATCGACGCTCAACGGATCTACAACGTTGCTACGAACAAGCAGACGGAGTGGATGAATCTTGCTCTTAACCCCCAGGTCATCATGAGCAACATGACATTGAAGGAACGGCTCACCGATGAGCCGGGGGCGGTGTACACGGCATGGGGGTCGGGCAGTGTGACGTGGCGGCCTGTCCCTCCGATCCCTCCGGAACTCAGCAGGATCAAGGAGGAGGCGCAGAACGACATTGCGCGGATCGCCGCCCAGAACAACATCCCCAACCAGGTCGATTCGGGCAAGGGGATCCAGGCGTTGGTGGAGAAGGACGCGAACCGCCGACAGGACTTCATCGCCTCGCTGGCCGATGTTCACGGCCGGTTGATGCGGACCTGTCTGTACCTGGTGCAGCAGCACTACACCGAGAAGCGGCTGATCGGTCTTCGCGGCGAGTTCGGGTGGGAGCCTGTCCGCGACTTCCTCGGCGCGCAGCTTCGCGACCAGACCGACGTGTACGTGCTGCCCGACTCGATCGAGCCTCGGACCCGTGAGGCGATCCAGGCGAAGGTGCTGGCGTTCGCAGACCGCGGCTGGATCTCACCGGAGGCAGCGATGGCCGCCATCAACGGCGGCACCGCAGAGTCTCTGGTCGAGGACTACGAGCGTGACGTTGCCTGGCAGAACTATGAGATCCAGTTGATCCGCGGCTTCCCCGTCTCGACCGCCGGGAAGGTGCCGGCGGCTCGCATGTTCGACGGACACAAGGTGCACCTGCAGGTCTTGCATTCCTGGATGAAGACGTCTGACTTCGCGATGGCTGCTCCGGAGGTTCAGGAGGCAGCCACGATCCATGAGGAGATGCACCAGCAGATGCAGGCCGACCAGGAGGCGCAGGCGATGGCGGCACAGACCGCCCAGGCCGAGCAGCAGGGCATGAGCAACGCTGCGAAACCGCAGGGTGCGAAGCCGTCTCCGACGATGCCTGGTGGCACCCCGCCGCCCGGTGGGTCACAGCCCAGCCCCGTCCGGGGAGGGTCCCGCCATAGCAAGGAGACACTTCCGTGTCTGATGAAGCCCAGGCCCCTGAGGTTCAGGACCAGCCGACGCCCGAAGTTGAAGCCCCCGCCACAAGCGGACCAGGCGAAGCCGAATCGAACCTCTTTGAGGAGAAGTTCGATGAAAGCAAGCTGCCGCCGGAACTCCAGTCTCGCTACCGCGAAATGCAAGCGGACTACACCCGCAAGACCCAGGAGCTCGCAACGCAGCGCCAGGAGGCCGAAGCCGCACAGTCGTGGCTGAAGGCCCTCAATGACCCCCAGACCAAGGATGACGCACTACGACAGCTCCTTGAAGCCAACGGCCTGACCTTGGAAGAGGCAGAGGACGTTGAGCCAGAGGAACTGACGGACGCGCAACAGGCCCAAGCGAGACTTGACCGCCTGGAGCAAGCAGAGCAGCAGCGCGAGCTCCAGACGCAAGCCAACGAGCTAGGGGCCAGGCTCACCAGCGAACTTGAGGCTGCCGACACCGGTGGTCTGAAGATGAACGACAAGGACACGAACTGGATCATGGATCGTGTCCTTCAGCACATGACTCACGGCCAGGAAGTCACCGTTCAGGAAGTCGTTGATGAGTACCGCCAGCTTGTTCAGCATCACGTTGACGGTTACGTGGAGAGCAAGAAGGCGCCGCGCACACCGTCACCGGGTCAGGCGGGGAGTCAACTCCCAGACAACACTGAACGGGGACGCGCTGACCGGATGGCAGCCATCATCGCATCCGAACAGTAGCCCCAGGAAGGCCCAGCTATGGGTGCAACACTCAGCACCATCAACGGTGCGCTGAAGCAGGTGTGGACACAGGACGCGCTCGAGGAGCAGATCTACCAGAAGAACCCGTTCCTCGACACGCTGGAGAAGACCGACCGTTACAACGTCGGCGCCTCAGCGGTCACACCCCTGCACGTTCAGCGCAACGGCGGCTACTCCGCTCTGCCTGCGGGCGGCGGCACCATCAACACCGCCGGCAACCAGGGCGTCGCACAGGCAACCTGGCAGTACACCCACCATCACCAGCCGATCAACATCCAAGGGTCGGCTATCGACGGGTCGTCGTCCAACGCTCAGTCGGTCGCGAACGTGGTGGACCTCGAAGTCACGGGTGCGCTGAACGACATCCGCAAGCAGCTCACCCGCCAGGCGTTCGAGAACGGTGACGCTCTCATCACCGCGTGCGGTGTCACCACCGCGTCGAACGTTGTGGTCCTGTCCACGACCGATGGCTATGACGCGCTGTTGCGTCGCTGGCTGTTCGTCGGGTCACAGGTCGACATCGGCACCGCAGCGAACGCGACGTCGCTGGTCAACGGTGAGACGGTCACCGCGGTCAGCAAGGTGGCGGCGACGCCGACGATCACGGTCACGACCCCGATCACCACGACGTCGGCGAACTTCGTGTCGGTGAAGGGCAACCGGTCCGGCACGACGTCCTACGAGATGAACGGTCTGCGCAACATCGTGTCCGCGACCGCGGATCTCGGTGGCCTGACGGTCGCTGCCCAGCCGGAGTGGCAGGCGGCAGAGGTCACCACGACGGCGCAGGCGCTGACGCTGACCCTGATGCTCAACAAGCAGCAGGCAGTGCAGCAGCAGACGGGCGACACGCCCGACAGCATCCTGACGTCGCTCAAGCAGCAGCAGGCGTTCTACAGCCTGCTTCAGTCGCAGACCCGTTTCCCGACCGACAAGCTCGGGGCCGGCAACGTGGCTGGGGTGGAGTGGAACGGCATGCAGTTCTGGGCGCACCCGGACTGCTTCTCGGGAGATATGTACTTCCTCTCGAAGGACAAGCTGTTCATCTGCGCCACGGACAAGCCGTACTGGCAGAACAAGATCACAGGCGGGGACATTCTCTCCTGGATTCAGAACACGGATTCGTACGGTGCGAAGCTCAGCTACCGGATGAACCTGTGCACGAACCGTCGCAACGCGCACGCGCGCCTCGGCGGCCTGACCTAGACCACGCACTGACAGCCCTGCCCCTGACCGGGCGGGGCTGTTGCTGTCTGAAAGGAACAAGACATGGCACTCGCATTCGCGAAGGTCCTCGATGACGTGGTTGGCAGCCGCAGGGTCACCGTCACCGACGTCACGATGGACAACTCATACCTCTCCGGTGGTGAGCCGGTCACCCCGGCGAACCTTCGGCTCGGCCAGTTCGACCACGCCATCTGCAACATCAAGGCGGTGGCGGGGACGGTGAACGTCGCTGAGGCGTTCCTGGACACGTCGGCGCAGCTTCTCCACGTCTTTGACGAGACACCGGGCGAGGTTGCTTCCACGAACGATCTGACGGGCGTTGTGATCCGGGTCACGGCGTACGGACGGATCTGATGCAGTCAACTGTCTCAGGTCTGGTTGTGCCTGATCACGTTGCGGTGAACCTGCAGCGTGACGTTCAGGTGGACGAGATGATCGGCCGCGCCCAGGGTCACAACCGGATGTTGCAGGGCATTGATCCGCGCCTGTCTCTGGTGTGGGTGAACGAGGGTGCGGACGATCCTGCGCTCGTCCCCGGTCGTTGGCATCTTCGACGCCAGAACGATCCGCCGGCCCCTGATTCGTACATCGCGATCGTCGCGCCGGACGGGTCGTACCGCGACTTCGACTCGGGCGTGCTGCGGGAGATGGAGGAGCGTGACCTGTGGAACCCTCTGGCATTTCGCAGGATCGCTGAACGCCAGCGCCGGGAAGCTGTGGAGTCGGAGCGTGCGGACGAGCTCAAGTCCGAGCAGCGCCGCTACGAGCTGGCCAGGAGCATCAAGGCGATCGACTCACCCTCGGTCCGTGTCACGAGGGACATTCGTTGAGCTTCACGCTTGCAACGGCGATCACGGAGGTTCAGGCCCGCGGCTTCGACTACCTGTCGTCGGCCAGGGTCACGCAGTACTTGAACATGGCGATGCACGCTGTGGATGAGGAGGATGCGTGGCCGTGGCTCGAGACAACGACAACGGGGACGGCTCCGTTGACGATCACCGATCTGCGAGCCGTCTTGTACGTGGTCGATACGACGCAGCGGTTCCCGCTGACCGGGATGGATGTCCGGGACGTGGTGGACATGGATGCGATCGTGGGGACTGTCGGCACTCCGGCCTTCTACTGGCTGGATGGGATGACGACGTTGAACGTCTACCCGACCAACACGACCGACTCTCTTTCTGTCCGCTACTTGAAGTACGAGACTGACCTTTCGGCGGGGACGGACACTCCGGTGATTCCCGGTCGGTGGCATGGCCTGTGGATCGACCGTGCGGTGATCGAGTGCTACAAGGATTCAGACAACTTCGAGCAGGCCGCGCTGCTGAAGCAGACCTACGACCTGAACGTTACGGAGATGCGGTCGGTCGTCTTCTCGCGGCAGTACGACACGACCGGGATGATCGCTAGGTCAGGGGCGTGAGCTACCGGCCGTTCAACCATCCAGGGTTCGGCAAGGGCCTGAACCTTCGCGACCAGCCCGACGTCGTTGATCCGCAGTACGGGATCGACTGTCTGAACGTGGTCTTCACCGAGCTGGGTGCTGTGAAGACGCGGGACGGCTACGACAACCACACGTCGTCTGCTCTGACGAACACGGTCGACAGCTTGTATCCGTACTACGAGTCGGATGGCACCAACCAGATCCTTGCGGGGTGCGGGACACGCCTTGAGGCGGTGAACACGTCCGGGGCTGTCGTTGCTTCGCTGACTGGACTGACGGGTGGGCCGTGGCAGTTCATCCGCTTCGGCGCACCCAACAGCGAGCGCGCCTATGCGGGGAATGGGACGGACACGCTTCGCAAGTGGGATGGCGCAGCCTGGACCGCTCCTACCGCGACTGTGGATGGTGTGGGTGCGTTGGCGATGCCCAAGGCCCGCTACCTCGCCGTGATGGGCCGGTCGAACAGGCTGGTTGCTTCTGGTTTCGCTACGACGACTGGTGGTCCGAACGGGTCTACGTCCTCCCCGAGCCATGTGTACTTCTCGGATGCGGGTGCGCCGGAGACGTGGCAGGTCACGTCTGTCCCGGCAACCCCGCTCTACCAGAACGCTGTGCAGTTGACGCCCGGTGACGGCGAGAAGATCCAGGCGGTTGTGAGTTGGCGGGAGTACGTGTTCGTGTTCAAGGAGAGCAAGTTCTTCGTGTTCTACGGCGAGTCGACCGATAGTGCCGGCGGACCCGTGTTCGACTACCGGACGGTGGATGCGGGTGTTGGTCTTGCGTCTCCTCGAGCGATTGCTGTGGGCCGTGAGGGCGTGTACTTCCTGCATCAGTCGGGGGTGTATGTGACGACGGGCCAGGAGCCGCAACAGGTCAGTGATGTGGTCGATCCGTTCTTCAATGGGCAGACTTCGGACTTCTATCTGGGCGGGTCGCTCAACTACGCGCAGATCACTCAGTGTGCGATGGCGTGGCACGACGAACGTCTCTATCTCAGTGTGCCGGGGACGGGTGCGACGACGAACAACCGCACCCTTGTGTATGACCCTCGCTATGGGTGGTGGTCGCTGTGGGATGTGGCTGCGAGTGCTTTGTGTTCGTGGCGGCCTGCGGGTCAGCCCCGGTTGATGTTCGGCTATGCGACGGGGGCGAAGCACATTGGCCTGTTGTCCCCGTCGTTCACGACTGATGACGGCACCACCATCGTGGCCCGCTGGCGTAGCGGCTTCCACGATGAAGGCATTCCGGACGTGAAGACGGTCCGCGAGCTCAAGGTGTGGGGGAAGGGCAAGTGCACGGTTGCGCTCGGCGCTGACTTCCGCCCGCAGGGGACGGGTGACCTCTGTGATTTCTCGGTGACGGCGGATACGTGGGGCGATGAGAACTGGGGTGCTGGGACGTGGGGCGGCGTCGGCTCTCTCAGGGCGAAGAAGATCCGCCGTGCGGTCCGGGGCACGATGTTTTCTCTGTCGGTGAGCAACTATGACGCCACGCCGTTCACGTTGGACCGGGTGACCTATGAGCTTCGGGAGCAGCGTGTTCCCTCAACCTTGAAGGCGGATTACGTATGACCACGTTCAGTTTCACTCCGCTGGTTGCTGGTGCCCCGGAGCTTGTCGGTGATGTGAACACTCCGCTGACGGCGATCCAGGCGATCCTCAACGGTGGCATCGACTCGTCCAACGTGACGGATGGGACGCTCACGCCGTCTGATCTCACGACGGCGCTTCAGGACTACTTGGGCGTGACGGGCAACGTGGTTCGTCGCGGTAAGGCGATCAGCGTGCCGTCGTCCGACTCGCGGACGAACACGGCGTATGGTCTGTTGGCGAATCCGGATCGGGTGCAGAATGTGGTGATGCCGACTGATGGGTTGATCTCGGTTTGGTATCAGGCGACGTGGCAGGAGTCGGTGCTAGGTGCAGCTCGCGCAGCAATCTTCATCGGCGCGAACCAATACAAAATGGCGTCAGCACAGGCCGGGCCAGCGCCTGTCCAGCTCGCAGCCAAGCTGAACGGCTCCTCGGTAAGCGAGGACCATCCCCTCAGCACAGCGGGTGAGCTTGGATTGTTCTCGCCTTACGGCAACAACGCATACAGTGGCGATGCCACGACTGGACAGGGAGTGGGAACGTGGGGCGGCACAGGGACCGCTGGTGAGATTGAGCTGAATGGTGTGGCGCAGCAGGTCACCCCAACCACATCATCCGGTTATCTCTCCCATGGCGGCCCGTGCTACATCTTCGCCGCCGCAGGCACCTACGATATCTCGGTCATGTTTAAGGCTTCCAGCGGGAATGTTGTGGCGAAAAATCGTAGGCTTTGGGTGGAATCCCGAGCTTTCTAGATGAGCCTCCAGCTTCAAGCCATCCGAGGCATGGACGAGGTACGCCAGAACTTCGACACGCTCTCCCAACAGTTTCCCATCACCGCCCGCAGGGTCATCCCCGAAGTAGCGACCCTCCCCTCCGCCGCCAGTCCACTCACCGTCAACGGCCAGGTCATCCACTACATCGCAGACGCCACCAACGGAGTCGTCTGGCAACTGCGCTACCGAGCAGCATCCGCCAGCACATCCAAATGGGAATGCGTCGGCGGCTCACCACTCCGCACCACCACCGACGCAGACGAAGCAACCGCCGTCGCCCACAACGTCTACCAGTCCCTGACCACCGTGCTCACCATCACCGTCCCACTCCCAGGCGACTACCAAATCGTCCAATGGACCAACAGCTACAGCGCCACCGTGCCTGAAAACCCGTTCCTCACCGTCAAGATCGGAGCGGCAGTGAGCGCCGACATCGACGGTGCGTCCGGCGAACTGAACACCGCCAACACCGGGGTGACGTTCGGGACAACCAGGTTCAAGACGGGGCTGGCAGCCTCTACGGTCCTGACGCAGCAGGCGAAGGCCGGCTTCAACAACCAGACCCATTTCCGTACCCGCGGGTTTTCGCTCATGCCTGTGAGAGTTGGCTGAATGCCCAAGCCCCTGCTCACCGTCCCGAAGAAGTCGCCGTGGGGGATTGGTGGCAAGCCCGCTACGAACGCCCAGATCGCGGCTGCGCTGACCCCGAAGCCGGTGGGGAACGTGGCGACGAACACCGGGCCGTTCGCCAACATTCAGGGTGGCGTCACTCCGCAGAACACTCTCAAGCCGACCGTGCAGCCGTGGGACACGCAGTACGAGTCGGACGTGTCGTCCATCAACAGTGCGCGTGATCAGTCGCTGTTGCAGATCGCGGCGCAACGCTCCCAGCTCGGCAGCGATTACGGCTACCAGCAGGACCAGACCGGGGCAGTGACGGTCGATCCGTCCAACCCGTTCAGCCGTGCCGCCCTGCTGGAGCGCACGTACCGTCAGTCCCAGGCCGGGTCAACGAACTCGCTGGCTGCGAGGGGGCAGTTGTACTCGGGTGCGTTGCAGAACGCTTTGGGTGAAGGCCAGTACCAGCACGACGTCGGGTCAGACGCCTTGCAGCGGTCGTTCCAGTCCGCTGCCCAAGCACTGGAGGCACAGCGTCTCCAGGCCCTGACGGGTGCGACGACAGGCATCACCGACGCTCAGGGCCGCAGGCTGGATCGTTCGCTGACCAATCGTCCCGACGACCCCGGAACCACGACCGGGGCGATAGCTCCGCTGGCCCCCGTCCCCGCCGCCACCAAGCCCGTTGCCTCGGTCAAGACCCAGAAGGCCACGACCGTCAAGAAGCCGAAGGCCAAGGCGTCACTCACCCAGACCAAGACCTCCCCCGCAGTTCTCGCCGCCCTGAGAAAGAAGCTGGGCCTATGACCAAGGCAGACATCGCCCGCCACCTGAAGAACCGCCAGATCGTCGCGCAGCGCAACAAGGCCAAGGCCGACGCCACCGCCAAAAGCCAAGCAGCCGTCACCGCCCCGTTGACGGAGCGCGGACTACAGACCCAGGTCAACGCGGCCGCCAGCCTCAAGTACGACCCGTCCATCCGCTCGTCCCAGCAGCAGGACCGCCAGGTCGACCAGTGGTACCCCGAATACCAGCGCCAGATCGAAGCGGCGAAACAGGCCACCGCCCAGGGGTACGCCGCAGCAGGCGCGTACAACACCAACGCCACCAACTCCACGTCCGCCCTCGACGCCTCCCAGCGCGCCGCTGACGACGCGAGGATGCAAGCACAGGCCCAGCAGCGCGGCACCACCTACACCCCGTCACAGGTCGCGCAGCAGGCCGCTATCAGCCGTCGTTCGCAGGCCGATCAGTTCGGCTCCACCACCCAGGCGCTCGGCGCCACCCAGAACGCTTTCATCGCAGACAAGTCACGCATCGCTGGTGGTGACCAGATCCAGAGGCATGTCACCGAGTCGGCGTACCGGCGTGGGGTACAGACGCAGAAGGGCCAGTACGCCACCACGACGAAGGACGCGTTGCGGGAGAACGAGCGCAAGTACCAGCTCGAGCGCGCAGCATTCGGGCTGAACACCCAGAAGGCCCAGCAGACCGCAGCCCAGGCCGCGGCGGCGCTCGCGGAGAAGCGCGCGGAAGCGGCACAGAAGAAGTCAGAAGCGGCAGCCAAGCTGCAGATCGCCCAGCAGAACGCGAACGCCAACACCACCCGGGCCAACAAGCCGCCAAAGGCCCCGAAGCCCAAGACGCCGAGGGTGGAGCGCACCTACACCTACGACCGCGGGTACGCGCTCATCTCAACCGCCCAGCCGAAGGTCGGTGACAAGACCCTGGTCGGGGTGCCGAAGTACAACTACATCAGCAGCCACCGCCAGTCCTACATCAACCAGCTCGTCACCAAGGGCTACGCCAAGAACGTCGCCACCAAGGCCGTCACCGACTGGCTTGTGAAGAACAAGCCCAAGCCCGGGTCGACACT